TCGGTGCCTGCTCTTCTTGTTCCGCTGGTGGTGTGGGTGCTTGCTGTGCTGGTGGTTGTGCTTGTGGTGGGTCTGCATCACCGGCTTGTGTGGTTGGCTCTTCTTCTGGTGTGGTGGGTTCTGTTTGTTGTTCTGTTGGTGTGCTTGATGCTGGTTTTTTGGGTTTTGGTTTGCTTTTATTAGCCCAATTTTTAGCAGAATTTCCAAAACCATAACCTCCGTAAGCACTGCCTATTAAATCTTTGCCTGCTGCTAAATCTTCTGTTTGATTTTCTGTTGATAAATCCCTTCTTGCTTGATTTTTAATAACATCATTTTGTTGTTTAATTGAATCAACCGCAGTTGAAAAATTACTCAAATAATTATTACTTGTTGCGATTGCTTGTGATATTCCGTAATCATCCATATTTATATATATATATAATTTATATAATAAAAAAAATTAATGAATTCTTTTAAAAAAACTTATATATGCTTCTGCGGGGTTTTCATCTAATTTTAAATATAAAAAGGAATATTTTTCGTGATTGATTGCCTGTTCGTATAGTTCATTAAATTTTTTTTCACCTTGAAATAATGGTGCATATTCTTCAAAAATTTTAGATTTTTCATTGTCATTCTGCTGTTTAGTTATAATAACATTTGTAGCATTAGACCTGATTATAGGACTTAATGCCCGGAATGCTTGTGTTGTTATAACATAAAAAATATTGTAATGACGGAAACGAGATGCTAAAAATGATAATTCGTTATTTTTCTTAAAATTTGTAGATAGAATATCATCTGCAACTAAACAAACTAATGGCATTTTTTCTCTATCTCCATAACTTTTTTGTTTTTCTAATAATTCCATTATGTCCCCATCTTGATAATGTGATTTATAATTAAATGTATCTCTTAAAAATCGCATATTAAAATCATTTAAAATCGTATTTGAAATTATCAATGTTTCATCAAATAAAGGATTTTTTAAATTTTTATTATAAAATGAAGGGTTCATTAATAAATTATTTATAATAGTGCTTTTTCCACTCTTAACACTTCCAACAATTAATAATAACCCTCCATAAGGATTAGGTAAAATTTTTGGATAATCTTTTTTAATAAAATTTTTTGGTTCTTTTACTGCTAATATTTTTAAATTCTTATTTTCTTCCATAATATCTATATTATAATATATATAATGAACGAACAAAAAAAAAGTAAATATAAATTTGTAAAGGTTAATGGATATATTAAAGCAATTGAAGAAAAACCAAAAGTTAAAATAACTGATATATTTGAAGGTTATACAGATGATAAAAAGACAAAAACTAAAAAGACAAAAACTAAAAAGAAATGTCCGAAAGGTCATAAAGTTTGTAAATGTAAAAAGAATAATAAAAAATAGTAATTATTATTATTTATTTATTATGCTATCATTTGACAATTTATTATATATATATTATCTGCAAATGATAGCATTTTTACCATAATATTTTATGACTCCAATATTTAGCAGAATCTTTTGAAGTTGCTTTTCCGTGTCTTGAATAATAATTCTTTTTTCTTTGTGGGTCTCCGTGGTCTAATGATTTATAATGCCCTAATTTATCTTTAAATTGTCCGTATCTTGAATCACCAAAATGAATCAATTTAGGATTACCTGATGGACTTTTAACATATACACTATATTTTTTATTTTTTGCTTTACTTACAAAAGGTTTATATAGTTCTTTTTTATTCATATATTAATATATAGATATATTATAATATGGAAACTAAAAATATTAAACCCATACATTATAATAATAAAATTGAACCAAGAGATTATATAACTGCAAATAATTTAGATTTTAATGAAGGTAATATAATTAAATATATATCAAGATATAAACAAAAAAACGGATTAGAAGATTTATTAAAAGCACAAAATTATTTAAATTATCTTATAAAAATTAATCAACCTATACATACCCCATAAACGACAAAAAATGATAATATTAATATATTTAATTATATTTTTATAATCTTATTTAGACTATAAAAATAATTTTATTTAATTGTTTATAATATCTTTATTTATTAAATTTAAATTTTCAATATTAATATAACAATACTTTTTAATTTCGCTTTTTCCTCGGTCCCACCTTCCGCCGTCTTTAATTAAATAATTATCTTTTTTAAATTCCCATTCATATAAACCATCAGTAAAAAGAAATAAAAATTTATATTTTGTTTTTGTTTCATCATCTTCTGCAATCTTTATTTTATTATATCCAACCATTGTTGAAGGATATTTATTATATTCATTATTTCTGCTTTTTAATTCTATATATGTTTCATTATCATAAAAATCAAAAGGACAATTTTTTTTACATTTTTCAAATTTATTATTTACATTTAAATATTCTAAAACTTTATTTTCATTTTCAATTCCTTTTTTATAATCAAATTCAAATTTCTTTTTATACATTTCTATATATATTTAAATAAGAAAATAAAAAATTATCTAAAATAACAATCTAATAAACCATTTTCTAATCTGGCATATTTTCTAACCTCTAAAAATACATTTTGCATATATTTTTTGTTGGCTCCGTCTAATGCGGCTTCTGCTTTGTATGCTGTATTATCAATTGAAGTATTAGAGAATTCAAGTTCAATACCCCTACTATTAATTCTTCTTCCATCTAAAATAGTATTATTAAAAAATAATTTTCCTACTGTATGATAATTTAATGAATGATAATTAGTTATACCCCATCGTCTTAATGAAGTTTTGCTGGATTGTTTAGAGTAATGCTCCCTATTTACTTTGAATGGTTTTCCTTCTGATGCTTGAATATCATTCATTAATAATGAATCATTAGTTCTATCTAATGGGAACAAAAATTCACCATTATATTTTAAATTATATTTAAATTCAGATGCTTTAATATCAGTATTAATAGTTCTAATACCTTTATATTTATTAAATAATGATAACACATTATTTCTTGCTTTGTAATTATTTTTAACACTATCGTCTTGTGCTGTTTTTACAGAATATTCTGTAATATTTTCTAATCCCATAAGAACTTTATTAACCATTAAATTAGCACCCCCAATATTACGAATATTTTTTGGAATTTGTCCTAATCCGTCATTATCATTTGCACCTGCTACAACATCATTAGTTGTAATAACCTGTTGTGATAATTGATAATCTACATATTCCCAATTCATTGGTTTATTTTTATGTAGTTCAATATATTGGTTCATTAATTCATCATCATAAAAAATATAGTCTGCTAATAGTTTAACTTTATTAATATTAATTTCATTTGGTCTGGTTGTTGCTACTTTATCCCCATTAGTATTTGCAGTTGTTCTAACAACATTAAATGGGAATGGGTTAAAATGAATTTCAATATTAATTTGTTCGTCGCATAATACGAGAGGAAAGTTTTTTTCATTAGAAAAGAAGGGTATTAGGTCATTTAATTTAAGTCTGTAAATAGTTTCATTTTTAACATTAGAAAATCTTGTTATTTGTTGTAATAAAACATTACTGGCATTTTCCGCATCTGCAACAGGTAGTTTAATAAGAGGTAATCCATTATCTAATGTATAACGATTTGCTTTTTTGTGTTGATTTTTAATTGCTTCAAATTCATATAACTCTTTATTATTATAAATTTTACCATCCATATATTGATTTTTTTCTAAATTTTCAGAATTAGAACTAAATAAACATTTATATGCCGATAAATACGGGAATTCTCGGATTTCTGAGATGGTTTTAGCACCAACTTTTAAAACTACTGATGATATTAACTGATTCGCTCCGATATGAGGTGCTAAAAATCCTTCATCACCATCAGAATTATTTTTTAAACCTAATAAAATACAAGAATCAGTTGATAAAAAACCTTTGTTTTGTAAGGTCCAACGAGCAAAACCGCCATTCGCATTTCCTCCTGTTGTATTGTGTATGACGGGGTCATTTATTTCTGTATCTACTCTGCTGGAATAATCGGCTACAAATGGTTTTATATTTGTTAAATCGGGAACAATTCCTTGACTATTCATTTTTATATATATATAACTATAATATAAAAAAAAATAAAATAAAATAAAAATTAATAATTAAGTTTAACTCATTATACTTAATCCTTGTTTATTATAAACTAATGTGTTTTCTTGATGGACGAATACAAAAACCGAATTAGGTTCATTAGATGTTAAATTCATATCCATTTGAACTCCAAATAGGTTTGAGCCCGAAAAGTCGGCATATCCGCCTTTTGTATAAGCATAATTAACCCCTACATTATAAATTAAACCACTTTCGGTCTGTTGATTAATTTGAGGAATACCACTATAATTTCTTCTTGAATTAGAATTAGTCATTAAAATAGAATTAAAATGCACTCTTTCGCCATCTTTAACAAATGCTCCAAAACCATTTTTAATTACTTGTGGGTCTAATTTAATAACTGAACTATCATTTTTAAAATTAGTATCAATAGTATAATTCATTGGATATTTAGTGCCATTTCTTAAAAATTGAATGCTTCTAATATCTGCGGTGCTTCCGTCAGAATTAAGAGGCAGAGTAGTTGCATTTCCATCATCAGTAAAATTATTTAATGATTTAGATTTACAAAAATTCATCCAAATAGATTTAACCCTTGATGATCCAAGATTAAAATTTAATATACCATTAGTTGAATTAATAGTTTGATAATAAGAAGAATAAGTATTAAATATTTCAGTTCTGTTAGGAGTTTTCATCATTACATTAATATCATCTGGTGTTAATGGGTTAATTTGTCCTGTTAAACTTAAATTTCTTAAAATATATTCTGCTTGTGTGTTAGCAGTAGTTCCATCAATAGCATTATAAAATTGTGCTGTGCTGTTTAAATGTATATCAATTTGAATTCCACCTAATCCTGCTTGTCCGTCTAAATTAATTTGTCTTTCTCCACCTAAAAAACCTGTAATAGGTCTGAAACTAAAAGAATTAAAATTTTTATTAGCATCAGAATCTGCTGAAACCTTATCATCTATATTAGTAGTTTTATTTAAAAAGAAATTAGGGCAGGTGTGCTCTGTTT